ATTCCCTATTAACTATTACTAGTTAGTAAACACTAGGAGACCCTAGTGTTCCTCCATCCTCGACGAAATGCCAATCGAGGATGAGCAAACCTGTTAGATTCGACAGGATCAGTAGCGCTTTTGGCACTATAGAACCAATCGTTCAATAACCATCTGTCTATTGATGCGGACTTCTCTTCGAAGACCGCGCTAACAGTCAGTACCTTGTGTTCAATGTGATGCGTAGGCCCAAACCTCACGGGATGGGAATCGTTCTTTCGAACGGTATCATACGTATAACATTGAAGACACGTCGGATTCTCATCTGTTCTAGATGAATATCCTACATGCCTCCACCGTCTCTTTATGAGAGACTCCAAGTACTGTATCGTTCCAACTAACTTCGAATAACGTAATACGAGCCGATTATGCAGGGCAACTAATGATGCGAAATCATTAGCCGACTTTGCACGATCGACATCTATACGTAGTCGAGGTGGGGTTATATCGACGCCGTGGTAGGCGTCATAACCACAGGACTCTCTAAAGAATCCTGCATGGAACGACTTTTGCTTGTTAACCTTGAGCCCGAACGACTCAAGGGCGTCAACTACGACAGTGAAAGCATATGAAGGGATAGTTATATCATCTCCATATACTCTAACGCTGTCAGCAATCTGATCCACAAGTCGACTATCTTGTAAGATAGAGGACCCGGTGTGATATTTGTAGATGCTACATATCACAATGCTTGCGAAGATGCAACTCTGAAGAGGAAAGCATAAAGCTGACCCCATCGGAGCAAACATCTTAAGTCTATGTGTTTCGCCGGAAGGCAATTCACAATGACTAGCACGACTGGCAGCTAAGTACTTCCAATATGTTCCCTTAAAAAGGTACCATACTAAAGACTTAGATATCCTATCACTAGCATCAGATAAATCTAGAGTAGAAACAGATCGGTTATAAGAACCGATATGCGCTTGCTCTTGGTTTAAATCCTGGCGACGCAACTTTATTGAGGACAATCTCTCGATCGCCCTCTCTATAAAGAATCTCTGGCCCTGTTGGACTCTCATAGACATCGTTTGGTGTATAAACACCCCACGCGGTCCACGGAAGTCTTTGGGAACTAGAGTAAGTCGACAGAGCTGATAATCACTAATATTCCAAGTCTGAAACGTATCTTGAAGATACATATCAGAGGTTGAAATAAATGTGTCCATAGGATAATAGTAATTCAGTGCTCGACTCGTAAGAGTCGAGCTCTTTTTTACCACTGTATTGAATCGCTCATAAACAGCTCCCGGACCATCTCGATAATGAGACAGTACAGATTCTGCGTCAAGGGTAACCCCTTGCCAGAGACGATTAATATAATAAGCAACAGAATCAAGCAGCGGGGCCGTCCGCCAAGTTTCCTTGGCGATGTCGGCTTCCGTTTTCTTGAATTTGTTGACATATGTTGATTGCTGCTCTAGGCTGACGGGATTCTCTACCTTGAGAAGGAAGGAACTGATATAATAAACCGCTCTTACGAATTCTATATTCGTTGGAGTGCCACAAGTCGTGGCGAGAACAAGATCCCATTTTTCAAGATGGAATCCAATCCTCAGTTTTTCTATTAGTTCATCCCAATTATGGGTAGTATCTAACTCAACTGCATTAAGTAGCGTTGAACGTACTGTTAGCAGATAATTAATATCGATAGAATTCGATATCAATCTCATATTGAGGTCCAAACACAGGTATTCGAACAAACGTAGTTTATTTGACATGTGGATAACCACTCCTATATATGGATTCATCGGAACGATGAAGCTATGCCCTATGTTCTTGTAATTATCCCTGAAGAGGGGACGGGGAAGTAATCAAACTTCTCCGTTTACAAGAATCAGTGTGGTGAAATCAGGTGAACTCGAAGCGAGCGCACTCTGAACCTGGTCCAACACAGCATTAAGCTGTGCCGTTGTCGTTTGCTTAGCGGTTATTACTTGCACCAACGCTCGCGTGGTGTAGTACTGACCGTCAGCATCGACATTGGTCTGCGTGAATTCAAGCTTAGTGCGGCGAGTGCCGACTTCGCTCCCCTTCCCGTAGATAGATCCGACGATCATGTCACGAGGCAAATCAATGCCAAGTGCCACGTTACGGCGGATACTCTGACCATTGTCATCACCTCGATACGCATAGGCGATCGAGTTTACTGTAACATCGCGATCCATAGTACTTTTGTTTATCGATGGCTCTTTTTGCCATCTATCAACCCTAGTGCTAGTAATATTCCGAGAAAGGTCTGTTTAGGACCTAATCGAAATCGCACATTTGTTAATAGCGAGGGCAGATTCGCTGGTGTACGGGAATACGTCGTACGCGTATGGGTCCACTTAACTTGTCGTTGTTCAGTTTTCTCACCTGTTTCGGTGTTAATATTGAAGAACGCGAGGCAGGACCAGGTAATATCCGTTCTTTGTTTGGACGAAGTCCAGGCAGATAACGAATAACCGGATAGACCACGTAAATAAGAATCGGCGATTAAATCGTCGATACTTAAGAACCAGTCTACTACGAACGACCACGGAACCGCCTCCCATAACATATTAAGGGGATTACCAAGACCTTGTTGGATAAGCTTATCAGCTTGTCTAAACTGGTCATAGTAATAATCCTTAGGTTTAGGAGGCGTGCACCTTAACCCACCTATTCTTTTAGTAGACGAAGTCTCCTCAAAAGAATAATCTGGATTAGGAAACGGAGTTCCGCTAGAGCTACTCTCAACGTAATCCGAAGTATAAACCGTAAACGGTTTAAGCTGCGCTTTACGCTGATTCCAGGCACGTGGAAGTTCCTTACGGATCTTCTGCGCATCTGCGATGGTAGGCGCCCAACCGAGGGCCCAGCCAAGGTTCTCATCCCTGAGTAACCTGCTGAACTCGATTAAGCGTTTCGCCCCTTTTAAGGGACGAACTCTATCAGACAACTTGAGTAAGCGACGCCACGTAGGAGAATCAGATAAGCGATGGCCCGTAAGGGCAGCGCCTATCCTTTCTCTTCGTGTCTTGATATCCAACATTCCTGGGAAGTCTTTAGTTTCCCAAAGAGTGTTGGCTAACGTTAACTGATTTAGCTTATTAGAGGCTCGCGCCCCTAAACCAGCTAATGATAACGGATCCGGCAAAACGTGAGCTGGAGGCGCAGATTGCGTCCCAGCTGGCGATTGCAGGTATCGAGGATGTGCCCTTACGGACACAAACCAAGGAGTTGGAGTAGGAGTAGATAGCTTGTTGCTACCTAGTACTATCCAAGTCCCGTCCAGACTCTCCAAGCCATCGTAAGATGTCTTGACATGTGAGCATTCCCCAACTCTTGTGAATTGAGGCTTTTCATCGATAATAACACTATCATAACCTGATGAAACGTTATTGAACGTCCCGTCCAGATACACAGATCCATCTTGATTGAGGATCTGGTATGGGCGAGGATCAGTACCGATAACAGGTCGTGTAGTTTTAGTTCGAGTTCTCATATATAGCACCACTCCCGTC